AAATTATAACTTTGAAAGGAAATCTTCCCAGACCTTCAACTGCGCAACTGCACGATCTTTACGCTGAGAGTCAATTTCCCTGTAATAATTTTCAATATCTACTTCTTTAACGATACCATTGTCCCAAATCCATTCCTTACCTTCCATGATACCTTCCACGAAAGCATTAGGAGCCGATGGGTCTGCTACGATATCAGCAGCCGTTGCGAGATAAAAATCATCTCTTACATACTGCGCACCTTTTTTGGGCTCCAGAGAACCCATACCTCTAGAGGAGACACCAAGTTGAGCGCCTTCATCTATAAGATTCTTTACAATCTTTCCATAAGGAGTATCCATGATTTTAGCTTCGCCCATAAAGTTATTATCATCGGGCCAAAGATTAGTAATCATGTGTGACACTCTTTCAAGATTGACTGTAGGGCCGTCGGGATGTCCTAACTCCCCGAAGGCACGTTTTTTCTGAATAAACTCCTTATTATATCGACTTACTTCTTTCTGTAAAACTGGATAAGGATATACTCTACCATTACGATTCTTAACATCGGCCTGTAGAAAAACGCCACGGATTTTATAATCCTTACCGCCACCATCTTTAGCTTCAGTAATATATTCAATATTTTCGATATGTTCGGAAATAAGTTTCATTTTATTCTTCCTCTGGCTGGGGCTCCTCAACCTCAGGCGATGGTTCTTCTACCGGACTAGCAAACATCTGACCAGCAAACTCTTGTTTGCGTGTGTCCATGATGTCCGCCTGTTTAGTAGACATTACCTGGTCAAAACTTGACCCAGCCTTAACTGTATCACCGCCTGCAATAGCATCAATAATATTCTTGATACTATCATCAGCCGATAATTCGTTTGTTTCTGTCTTATCTGACATAATTATTCCTCATCTATTTATAAAAATGCGTCCGTTCCACCTTCATCATCACCCATCTTCTTCTTTTCAGCTTCTATCTCGCCATCCATAACCTCAATTTCTCTATCAGATTGACGCAAAACATTTTTCCGTACCCATTCATGTGAATAATACATTCCAATATAATCTGTTAGTCTGTCAAGAATGTCGATACGTTCACCCAGTATTTCTGCATCCTTGAGTTCAGAAAAGTGATTGTCTTGTAGAAAATCATATGTGATTTGTTCTTTCAATATCTCCCAATCATCAGACGTAATGATACCCTTGAGTATCAGCTGAGTCTTGAGTAGATCGTGAAAAATATCTGTAAATTTTCGTCGTAGTTTATCTACAAACTTCGTGAACTTTACCTCGTCCCGTGTTATCTCTGTGGATCGACCCAAATTGAACCCTGAGTCTGATTCCATTCTGGAAATAGGTACGTTTAGTGCACGGTATAGTTTATTCTGAAAATACTTGACATCTTCCAGTTCGCCAAGATTCTGACCACCAGGCAAAGTAGTAATCTCTGTGCCTCGCCCGCCTTCTCGTCTTGGTAACCAAAAGTCTTCCAACATTGACATTTTCTGTCTGTCGTCGCGAACTTCACCTGAACTTGAATCGTAAACGAGCTTATTACGATAACGGTTCATAATATCTTTTAGATACTGTTCCGCTTTCTGTTTAGGTAAGTTACCAACGTCTATGTAGAAGATACGTCTTTCTGGAGCCCGTGAAATACGATATATAACAATCGCATCTTCAATCATACGCAACTGATTGACGGGTTTTATAGCTTTATGTAAATAAGAATAAACTTGGTTTGATGTGGGTTCAAAGTAACCTGAGGTTACATATACGACAGCATCTTTAGATATTTTGGCACCAGTTCCAGCTCCACCGTGGCCATGAAACGCCGGATAAATTCCTTCTTCGTTATAAAGAAAAAACTCATTGACATTTTTAACAATATCGACACCCTGTTTGTTTTTTTCCTTTTGTATTTCTCTAACCTTTTTAATATTTCGAGGATCAATGTATCGTACTTCCCGTATACCTTTTTTGGGATTCTCCATATCCACCATTTTATGAAAGTAAATACGTCCATCGACATACCATCTTCGGAAAAACTCATGTCCCTTCTGATTCCAATGAAGAAGTTTAAGACAGTGTGAAAACTCGTCCCTAATTTTCTTCTTGATAGAAGTGGAATAGTTTGTGAAGTTTAAGACTAAAGATACAGAAGGCTCATTAACGGAAGCAAGGATTGCTTCATTCACGATATCTTCTATTGCTTGATCGGCCTCGGGATGCTCCGCTGTCATGCGGTATTTCTTTACAAGATCAAAATCATTTTTAGGAACAGCTTCTGCTCCATAATATTGACCAAAGAAACCCGCAGCGGCCCCAATGTCTAAAGAACCATCGTCAGGAGCAGGGGCGACAAAGCTTTTCGCCTTATCGTCCCCGCCCCTTTTGATTGTAAAACCAAATAGTTCTGCCATAGTATAACTATTTATATCACCTACAACTGTACTACTCTAAACTTCTTATCGAGGCCGTGTATTACCTGCTCCACCGCCTCCACCTGTCGTACCCAACTGACCCGTAGGCGCACCTGAGATTGTCATGTGGTTGAATCGAAATGTAACACCAAACTCAAGAATCGCATCAGATGTTTCCTGACTAAACTCCATTGCGTCAACCGAAGTCGGCCAAACGTCATAAAGAGTATATGTCCGGAGTGTCGCATCGTTACGATCTTTTTGTTTGATGAGTGCTGTGCCGTAGTATGAAGCTGGATTCTCACCAATGGCGCTTCGTACTGTGCTACCACCGATGTCTCCCAAGAATGACTGCCATTGTTCAAAAGCAGACCTCATAATCATACCACGATCACTCATAACGGTTACTGTCCAAGTGTCATAAGTTCTATCACCAGCGACAAAAATCTGTCGGCCACGATAACCTAGGGTAATTTCACCCATGGTCAAAGCCGGAACAGTTGTGCCTCTGCAAAGGAACTTAAAGTCTTGAGAAGAAGTCAATAGTCCTGCAGGACCGCCGGTGATGTTTACCTCGAACTGATTAGCTCGTGCACCGCCGTCTTTCAGAGCTCCTACAAATTCTGATAGTTGTGCCATCTGTTATTTTCTCCTTAACTTATTACGTCTGCAAAGTCAACGCCTGTCCGTGTTGCCACAAACGTCAATGTGATAAAGTTGATAGAACGTGCGGGTTTGATATAGATATCAGCCCGAAGTTCATTAGCATCAATGACCTGACCGGTGTTATTTGTTTCATCACAAACAACATGGAAATCAGTGATACCTCTACGACCCTGCACATCACGAAGGAAGGGTTCTACCATTCCTACGAACTGCTCTCTTGTAAACTCATCGTTGAATTCAAAGAGGACAGCTTTCGCAGCACGTTCGATAGCATCTTCAAGATACAGGAAGAGTCGGCGAACATTGATGCGGTTGAATGCACTGTTGCGGGACAGACCAGTTTTATCACCCCAAAGTAATGTACCTTCACCCGGGAAAGCACAAATGGGATTGATACGATTACGATACAAAGTATCTCGTTGCGACTGCGATGGGTTGTAAGCCAGACCAACTGCGGAGCGGATATTACCACGATTCAAACCTGCAGGCGAGAACCAAGCATCTGCTACGAGTTCGGCATTTGCAGTACAACCTGCCGTATCACCATTGAGAGGGATGTAACGATACTGGTCGTTATATTTGTCGTACATCTTCTTATAACCACTGTCAAACACAGCATAAGATGTACTTGCGATGCCAAGGAAGAAATTACGGACATTGTTTGTCTGTGTGAAAGAGTTAGAAACTCCAACAACGTCAGCACGTTCCGGAGAAGCAAAGACCATGAGGTCCTTACGTTTCTCAGCAATGTCAATAAGATTTGTGACATGAGTTGCATCACCAGGTCCAGCAATCATCAGACTGACGGGTAACTGATCCTGATCGAAAAGATCATAAGCATCTTTCTTTTCACCGTTTGTCGGTGTATAGTCATCTGTACCACCTGTCAATGAAATTTCACTGGATGGAATAACATCTGTAAATGTTGTTCCAGCCTTTGCATTACCCCAGTTAGTACCTGCAGTATTATGCTTCATCCAGAAGATATATTCGGAACTATTATAAAGAACATCACGATAATAATTAGCATCGCCACTATCTGTTCTTGCATCGTTAGCCTTAGAAACATGCGACCATTTTTCAAGAATCTGATTTGTTGTGCCCGTAAGACCACCATCTTCATCTGTAATAATGATATGCATCTCGTCACCAGAACCACTGGCATTTGCTACGTCAGTAGATGTTCCAGGTGCACCAGCGAACTCCTCATACCAACGCCATCGGCGTGTGATGTTAGAGTCATCAGCAACTGTAGCGGCCAGACCCTTTGTAGAGAATACGCCATGCTGTTTGAAAGTTAGTGTGTTTGTGGTTGTGTTTACTTCTGTAACGATATACTCCACACCTTCGTGACCTGACAGAGGTACCTGGCCAGCCGTGTCAGAAGTGAAAGAAATAATATCGTTTACTACGATAGCATAACCAGACGCATCGGCGTCATCAACAACGATAGTTGTATCACCTTCAGCTGCCGCCGCGTCGTCCACAAGGTTATTTGTACCCAGATGCTGCTCATAAGTAGAAGCACTAGGACACTGCCATACTTTGAGGTTGTTACCCCAAGTGCCAGGGGACCGTCCAGCCCACTGACCTATATTAGCAGAACCATCTGCATAGTTTGCAAGCCAATGTTCAGTATTCTTTACAATAATTGCTGTACCTGAACTACATGCGTTGACATGGCCTGAGTTGATTCTAACAACTCGAAGCGCACCAGCATACTTCAAAAACGCAGCAGCTGTAAAGAACCATTCAAAAGTGTCTGCATTAGGCTTTCCAAACTGAGAAACTAGTTCTGATTCATTTCCTACGGTAACGATTTCTTCAACTGGGCCCTTTTCTGCTGTGATAGCAATACCACCCATTGTTGAAGCATCACCTGTTACGATACCGGTTAGGTCTTTTTCTTGGACCAGAATTCCGGGGGAAACTAGTGTTGCCATTTGTTTTAATCTCCTATTAAAATATTATGTAGGGACATAATCACTTGTCGATTTTCTTTTGTACGATTATTTATAAAAATAGTGATTTTAGACACATGACGCATGAAGTGTATAAATAATTGAACGACCTGAGGTACCCATCATGCGTGGCAGAATAAGACATAATAAATTTCTAAAAACTTTTAAAAACTTACAATGTGGGTGTGGGGAATCTGAACCTGAAGTATTAGAATGGTATCCACATCACGATACAATACATTCTCTTTATACTAGATGGGCCCCTAATACAAAACAACGAGAAAAGGCAGATAATCTTATAGAAGAATCTAAAGTTTTATGTGCTAATTGTGTAAAACGTATAGAGCATGCTCAGATAAACGGAGAAGAATTACCGTTTTATATTTGACCACCAGGCAGTTTGTGAGGAGTCCAATAGTCTCCATCAACATCAGTAAAGGGTGCTTCTTCTACCCACTCAATACCGTCATCTATAAAACCAAATGGTGCCATATCTTCTTCAATCATTTTCTGTTGAGACTGAAATAATCTCCTACGAATATCATCATCTGTAAGTTCCTTGAAGTAGTTTTGGTCTGTCAACCAAGAATATATAACAAGACACATTACCAAATCGTCTGTAGCACCTTCTTCTGCTTCAAACGATGCACCTTTAGAAACAAAGTTTGATAACTCTACGATTATATCAAAGTCTGGTATGATAAGTTTATCACCTTCTATAAGTTGTTTCAAATTTGAACAACCAACCTTTTTGACAGCCTTTGTTGTTCTTACACCTAGGTCAGTTGCCTTATCACCAAAACCCGAACCCACTATCTGACCCAGCCGTCCTCGCATCTGTGTCATAATAACATTTTCATATTCCAAGTCGTAATGTAAAGCATCTGCTATCTGTGCACCAACATCGTTTATCTCTACCATAACGTGAGCATCGTTATATGCCCGACACACCTTATATACAAGTTCTGGTAGTGCTAAAGGTTTTATTTCATTATTTCTATATTTCGCCACTAACTTGTAAGGTATCTGGCTTATGTCTATAACTACAAATGCAGAATAGTCGTTTGCACCACCTCGTGCAACGTCAACCGTTACAGCATATTGATGACGTTTTTCCGGGTTAGTATAAACATCCAAACCACCATTACTTGATATGGGATCAGACGTAGGTATCACTTGCAGTTTAGTGGGAGCTATAAGAGTATCAATAGACCCTAGGAAACTACACTCAAATTCCTGTAGAAACTGTTGCTCTGAAGTGTTAGCAATAGTTTGTTCTTTCCAGGCCTCATCTCGACCCGGTACCTCCGACCAATGAACTTCGATAGCATTGAACTGAGACTTTTGGTTTACAGCATCCATCCACAGTTTATAAAACATATTCATACCGTGGGGTGTAGATACGATAATTACTTTCGATGTTTGCCCAGCAGAAATTGTAGGATATACCGATGAGAAAAATTGCTCGGCGATATTTTGTGGTACAAATGCAAACTCATCGAGAAAAATAAGATTATAAGAACCACCACGAACGGCCGAAGCAGAAGTAGAACTAGCAATAATTTTAGATCCGTTTTCTAACTCCAGAGAACCCTTGTTCCAAGCGATAACGCCTTGTTGCATCCACTCCGGCAGATGCTCGTATGCTAATTGAAATCTCCCTAACAAATCTCTAGCTGTCGCTGCCTTGTTGGCAAGTATTGCTACGTTTACTGTCTCATTGAAAATTAGGTAATGGACTAGATAAGCAAGCAAGACTGTAGACTTACCAGACTGTCGTGGAAGTTTACATATAGAAAATCTATTGTTATGAAAAGTTCCTATCATCTCCTTTTGAAAATTATATAAAGCAAAAGGAATAAGGCCCTCGTCAATACTAACAATCTTAACATATTGCTGTATAAAGTAAATGGGATCTTTACTGCACTTGACGAATTCTTTAACCTGTTCTTCTGTAAAAGAAACTTCAACACCAGCAGATTTTAGATTGGGATTCCCCTTATAGGCAGGAACTTCGTTACTCACTTTTATCCTTTAGGAGTTTTTGAAGTTCTGTAGTAGAACCAACAAACAAAGCATTAGTAACACTCTTTGGACCTGTTTCGGGAACTTCTTTCAACTTTTTCATTTTATCTTGTAGGTCTGTCAACTTCTCTGTGACTTCCGCCACATTTTTTATAAGTTGACCGGCAACCTCATAGGCCCTGGGGTGTTCACCCTCTTTGGCAATTTCCAGTATACCATCAATAGCATCTTGCCCACGTTCTATAAGGTTATAAAAATTCTCCCGACTATACTTATAGTCAGAATCCATATCCTCAACTTCATCCGGCCGAGGAATAATTTCCTTAGGCTCATACGGATGCAACACATCCTTTACGGCATCTTTATTGATAATGCCGAGAGCCTTACTGACATTGATATCTAGATTAGCCATCTACCCATTCACTCAAAGTTTCATTGAAACCAAAGTTGTCATCACTATCAACAGTAGAATCCTGTTGTACAGATACAGAATATTGACGTACTCTTGCTGGAGTTTTGTCCGGCAAGTCTGCATACTGATTGACATCCACTTTGGTAATCTGTTCAGACGTAGTAACCGGACCATACATATATGTTTTTGCAACAAAGGACATTGTATAGATAATAGCTCTACGAGTTACAAAATCACCATCGTAAGTATCCTCGTATGATGTTCCTGTTAGAACCATAGGCACATCACGTTTGATATCCATAGAATCCACAGTTTTCAAAGTAACAGTATACTCTGGTTGAAAATACGGAAGTATCTGCTCAACAATCTGTACACCGTCATCACTGTTCTTAGCCATAATAAACAATTCAAAGTTTATATTGTATGGAACAGGTTGATATGCAGATTCCATCTGTGTGCCCTTTGTTCCTTTTACTTTACGAACCTTGGCCAGTTTGTTCAATTTTCTATCGGGATCATATTCAATACCGCTCAGTTCAAATCCAATTCTTGGCAACGTAATTGCAGTAGCCTCATTCAAATTGGGATCATCACGGAGTCTCGCAAGAAACTTCTGTCTCGGACCATAGGCCAAAGGTACTTTCAAAGACTGTGTTTCTTTACCAGACACGTCCTTCCGTGTAATATGAATATCATTAAAAAGTGTTCCGAAGGCAATAATGCTCCTCCGAATAATATTATGTGAATATGTACTACCAAACATTAATTAATTCCTCCAAGACTTGATGGCTCACCAAAGGGATTCTTTTCTGTAAAGTCCAGAATCTTATCTGCCTCAAGTTCTATAAACTCATTCTTTGCTGTCTCATCTATATTTTCAACAACGTATGCTTCACTGATAATATAATCTCCAGTCTCCATAAGTAAAGACCCTCCATTATATGTATCTGTTTCAGAGATTAGATTATCGCCGTCAGTTTCTTCTAACAACGTACTCCATGGTGACTGTCCTTCTTCCTGTACCAGATTTTCATTCAACGTGCCATCTTGTTCTAATGTAAACTGATAGAAGTAAGCATCCAGACTTTCTGTATCTTCTATGTTATCTATTGCGGTAACATCAGTATCAATAACTTCACTTGAATATTCAAATGTCGAACAAGATAATTTATAAACAGGCAGATTATCTACCTGATAGAATGGATCATCATGGTCAACAAAATCAATTTGAAACATCTTTGAAATTCGTGGGAAATAAATCAAATCACCTTCATTAGGTCGAGTATTGACTATAAGGTTTGAATCTATAGCTACAGTATCTTCCCAAATTCTACGAGAAACAACAAAATTTACCTCATCCCGTATTTCTAAACCAAACTTCGATATTAGTTCTTTATCTCCACCATACCCCTCAACTTCTTCCATATACATTTCTATCATATAGGCATCATTGAATTCAGATAAAACATCTTCACCAAATATTTTATCTTCTTTGACTAATGTACGAGGAAGGTAGTAAACATCATGGCCGAACACCTTTAGTTGCTCTATGACTAAATCTTCATAGAGTCTTTGTTCGCCTGTTGTTCCTTTTGAGAAATAAACTGAAGTTGCCATGGTTTACCCTACGGCAAAGTCAATAGGCATCTCGTAAGTCAAACGCATTTCTTCTTCTAATCTTTGAAGTTCCTCTTGCGCTTGAGAATATATTAACTCACCGTTCATTGTAACCCCGCCCAACATAGTAACGCCGTTGAATTTAATCAAATTGGATCCCCACTGTTGTTTTATCAATGCGGTTGCATATCGTTTCAAAAAGAAATCGTTGTAAATATCTGTCCATACTGTAGGATCAAGTTTACGATAGCATTCTATAACGAGCCATTCATCTACATCCATATCATTATCCCAATCCATATCAATATACAATCTGTTTTGATGTACATTGTAACGAATGGGTTTCTCGCCTACAAGAATATGATCTAGAAAATCAAGATGGTTCATCGTCATTTCATAGTGAACCACAGATGTGGAAGAAAAATCATATAGATCATTCAATCTTAATTGATATCTAACATCAAACATATTCATGCTAGCATTATCACTAAAGGGAAAGACATTCAATACAGACATTACGGAATCAGGTATGGGTATATAACCCTGATTCTCTGTCCATGTTCCCTGTACCTTTAGAGTTACTGCTGAACCACTATTATGGGCATTGGCCAATGCAGCCGTAGTTAGAACATTACCAGACTTTGCTGTATAGGCAACATCTTCAGCAGCATTTGTTCCATCTGTAGCAATAGTGATTGTACCAGTCGTAGGAAAACTAGTAGCATCTGTCAATGTCACACTAGTTCCTGATGCTAATAAAGCACCACTGGTAGTAGATGTAGGAACATTAGTAGCACCAGTTCCCGCATCTGTTCTTGTCTCAGTCAAATCAACAGTACTCTTTGCTCTGTTTACTTCGTCCTGAGTTAGTTTATGTTTCAAATAGGTTCTTACAACTCCATCAAAATGAAACTCTGAAAAATATGCCAAGGCCTCATCAATACGATCATCGCATTGATCTTCATCAACATTAATTTCAACGACTGGTTTCCCTAATGCTCGTAAACAATAGGCCTTTAGTGTCGCCTTTGAATTTGGTATAGCCATATATTATCCTAACGCAATAGCCATCGCCATTGCCTTCGCAGTGACTTCAGCCGCAGTCTGTCCTTTATTAGCAACAGTAACTATATTGTTACTATCATCACGAACATATATTTTTTGGTCAACTGTATTTACAGCCAACTCACCTGCTATCAGATCACTAGTACTAGGAGCATTACCTGCACTATGAGACCTTTTAGGCTTTATTGCAACAGCCATTTAGAATGTTCCACCATCCAATGATGTCGCCCAAGAGATAGTATCAGTTGATGCTGTGTAAAAAGCAACGCCGTCATCAGACCCCCCGCCGTCAAGTGCCGTTAGTGTGTTTATTGTATTAGCAACGAGTAGTGAACCCTTTGCTACTGCTGACAGTCCTGTACCACCACTTCCAGTTGGAATGGCTGTAGTTGCGGACACTGTTGTAAATGCACCAGCTGCTGGTGTCGTTCCACCAATCGCTGTAGCATCAATAGTACCACCATTGATATCTGCGGTAGTTGCTACCAGAGATGCAGCCGTTGTGACACCTGCCGCACTGACACCCAGTTTATCTGTACCATCACTCTGCTCTACTGTCAACAGGTTAGCTGATTGTAAAGCAACACCCTTGACGTTTAAAGTTATTTCAGTTGTAGTATCACCAGTGATAGCCAAACCCGCATTGACAATCAACTGGTCGTCTGCTGTCAGTGTTGTAAATGTACCAGCTGCCGGTGTTGTTCCACCAATGACTGAACTATCTACTGTACCACCACTAATTGTCAAATCGTTATCAACATTAGCATCTGCTATTGATGTTCCATTCCAGACACCCGTTCCAATAGTTCCCAAAGTCGTAATACTTGCCTGACCAACATAGGTACTCTTGACTCGTAGTGCATCGGACGATACTTCAATAGTTGAGTTATCTACAGCAACGTTCATAGTGTTGCCAGATTTTGTTAGAGCATCACCCGCTGTAATCTGACCTGCACCCGAGAACTGTTGCCATGTGACTGACGTAGAACCAAACGTGATTGACGTATCCTGTGTCATCACATAACCGTTATCAGCGTTTGCAGTTCCTTCCTCTACAAAAGTAAATGCGCCAGAATTGAGTTCGGTAGCCGTATCGGCATCTGTTGCTCTTGTAAGAACATAGGCCGCTGCACCTGAACCCACTGTCGTTACTGTATAGATACCATTGTTTGCCGCCGCTGATTCATCTTTGACTAGAATTCTATCTCCGGCAACAACTGCTGTTCCGTCAACAGAAAGAGCCCCGTTTGCATTGGCCGTAAGTGTTGCACCGCCTCCAGATGTTCCATTGTTGTATGTATTGGCCGCTAGTGCTGCTGTCGTCGCCAGACGGACACTATCTTTGACATCCAAACCACTTGATGTGGCATCAACGTAAGCCTTTGTAGCGGCATCTTGAGCAGACGTAGGATCTGTTAGATTGATAATCTTTGACGAGTTTACATCAACATCACCACTACCATGAGGAGATAAAATTAGATCCCCATTAGTATCTGTAGTTGAAATTGTATTTGTATTGATATCAATATTATCAACAATCATCTGCGAGACTTTACTATTCGCGTCTGCAATAATTGCTGAACTTGCTGTCAAGGTACCATGAGCATGATCCAGCATGTCGGTGAAATACTTACCACCTACAACATCAATATGATCTGCTTCTCCACTTGACTCTGTACCAGCACCCATGTACAAACGATAGCCACCATTTGCTTGTGTGCCCGTTGCCTGAGTATAAGCTAATTCACCATTACCCAATGCAGATGGTGCTGTCGAGCCTGTACTCTTTTTTAGTTTAATTACTGTTGCCATTTGTTATACCCTTAAAAATTTCCACCACTTATAGTAATGGTACCTGAATCAGCTTCTACATCATTTTTAGCTGTCCATTTTGAATTTGAACTTTTATATATTAAAATTGAACCATCTGCCACTGCCGTACTATCTACATCACTCAGAGCACTCAACTGTGTTGCATCTGCACCAGAGATACCTCGTTCACCTGTAGTACCCTGAGGCCCTGGAACAGTTACTTTTACTACTCTAGTATTATTACCATCAGTTAGTTTTGCTGAAATTGCCATTATCGTGCTACCCCAGGCCTTACTGTAGCTATTCCTTCTACAATTCGTTTTTTCTTTGTATCACCACCCGTAATAACCAGATCCCATACATAACGTCCTTCTTCCAACGCCCCGGTTACTACATCTGTCAAAGTTAACTCTATAATACCATCTGTTGCACTTGTAATAGTTGTACCAAAAGACGTTGCTGTACTTGAGGAGTAATTTTTTCGTATCTGAGCATTCACAGTATAACTAGTCAAATCCAACGCGGCCTCGGTCATTGCTACAGTGGCATTGTCCGAATGTGCAATAGCTGTTGTACTGTTAGTTCCTCTAGTAACACCTGTAAATGTAGTAGCAGTTTTACCGGTGTAAGTAACAATCTCTTGACCACTCAAAGTCAATTTCCCGTTATTAGGAAACTCTGTAGTTGAGTTTACAGTTATGGTTGTAGCACTATTTGTAAGTGCACCATTCAACAATGTATCCGCAGCACCTGCATTTATTGTTACAGAAGTTGTAAAATCGGAATGTTGATCTATCGCCAAATTACTAATAGTTGCCATGCACTCACCCTTTAGTTGCTTTCAACTATTTATAAGAATTTGTTTTTATTGTTGAAGGACCCAGTTAAAACTAATTCTAGAAAGATATTTTATTGGATTAGATGAGGCGTAATTAAATTAACTTTTTGGATACTTGGCTTTGATTGCGGCAACTTTCGTTTGCCATGCCTCAAGACCGTTTTCTACGATAAATTCGATCTGTTGTTCTGCGGTTC